CTGCGGTTACAACCGACGTCTTGCCAATTGTGCAAGGGGGCACAACTAAACAGGTCACTAACGCACTTCTGTTTACCAATGCAACATTGATAACACCCGCTTTGGGTACGGTTTCCAGTGGCAACATTAGTGCTTGTACAAGCACCAGTATGGTGCTTACAACGCCTAATATTGGCGCTGCTACGGGTACAAGCCTAGCGGTAACTGGTGCAGTCACTTCATCTGGCACGGCTGGTGTAGGCTACGCCACAGGTGCAGGCGGCGCGGTTACACAGCTAACTAGCCGTACCACAGGTGTAACGCTAAACAAGACCTCTGGCGCAATCACTATGTTTAGCGCAGCAGGAACAACGACGGCGGCAACCTTTACTGTAACCAACAGCACTGTGGCGGCAACCGATGTAATTATCCTAAGTCAAAAATCAGGTACTGACTTGTACAACTTGATGGTTACTGCGGTGGCGGCGGGCAGCTTCAACATTTCATTCCGCACTACTGGTGGCACAACCACAGAAACGCCAGTGTTTAACTTTGCAGTTATTAAAGCAGTTGCGGCTTAATGAAAACGCCGATCCTTGGTTCAACCTATGTGGCCCGCAGCGTCAATGCTGCGGATGCCCGCATGGTGAACCTGTTCCCCGAGATCGTGCCCGAGGCAGGAAAGGAACCAGGCTTTCTAAACCGAGCGCCTGGATTGAACTTACTTAACACAATTGGCACCGGCCCGATCCGAGGGTTGTGGGCGTTTTCATCTAACGACATCGCGGCCTTTGTAGTGTCGGGTGCTGAGTTGTACAAAATCACCACCTCGTATGTTGCTACGCTAATTGGCATTGTAGCTGGCACTGGCCCTGTCAGTTTGGCTGACAATGGCACTCAATTGTTCATTGCGGCTAATGGCCCGAGTTACATCTACAACAACATCACAAACGTTTTTGGTCAGATTACTGACCCTGACTTCCCAGGCGCTGCAACTGTTTGCTATCTGGATGGTTACTTTGTGTTCAACCAGCCAAACAGCCAGTTAATGTGGGTAACTCAGTTGTTGGACGGTACATCCATTGACCCGCTAGATTTTGTCAGCGCCGAAGGCTCACCTGATGGCCTACTGGCCGTAACGTCTAACTTCCGCGAGGTGTGGGCCTTTGGCACAAACTCAATTGAAGTCTGGTACGACTCTGGCGCAACAGACTTCCCCTTGCAACGTATTCAAGGCGCGTTCAACGAGTTAGGCTGCGCGGCTCCTTACTCTATAGCCAAGATGGACAACGGCCTGTTTTGGCTTGGCCGTGACCGCCGTGGTCAAGGTATTGTCTACCGCGCCAATGGTTATTCGGGTGTTCGCATTTCTACTCACGCTGTTGAGTGGCAGATTCAGCAATACGCCGACTTGTCAGATGCTATTGCGTACACATACCAACAAGACGGCCACAGCTTTTATGTATTGATTTTTCCTACTGCCAATACCACCTGGGTTTATGACGCGGCAACGCAAGCCTGGCATGAGCGTGCAGGCTTTGACAATGGTGAATTTACCCGTCACCGCAGCAACTGCCAAATGGCGTTCAACAACAAGATCGTTGTTGGCGACTTTGAGAACGGCAACATCTATGCGTTTGACTTGGACGATTATTCGGACAACGGCGGCATTCAAAAGTGGTTGCGCTCATGGCGGGCGCTGCCAACCGGCCAAAACAATTTGAAGCGCACGGCGCATCACAGCTTGCAATTGGATTGTGAAACAGGCGTCGGGCTAAACCTGTACCCTGCTTATGAAAGTGAAAATATTGACACTGAGTCAGGGTTAGACCTTGTAGCTGAATATGTACAAACGTTTTTAGCAACGCAATCAGGTGTTACTTTAACTACCGAGGCTAATGACGGTTTTGAACCTTTAGGACAATACGAACTGTCAGATACCGATATTAGCGGGTACAACTTAGTGACCACAGCGTATCCGGCTGCACCAGGTTATGAACCCGAAGTAATGCTGCGCTGGTCAGACGACGGCGGTCACACCTACTCAAACGAACACTGGTCGCCACTTGGCAAAATTGGTGCGTATGGTCACCGAACGTTTTGGCGTCGGTTGGGCATGACTATGAAATTACGCGATAGAGTTTATGAACTCTCAGGCACTGACTCTGTAAAAATTACAATCATGGGCGCTGAACTCATTTTGAGTCCAACAAATGCCTAGCCCTAATGCAAATCCAACGCCGATCACGCCACCGCGTGTGCCGCTGATTGACCCCCGCACGAATCTGATTGACCGCGCTTGGTATTTGTTTTTCTTGTCGCTTAACAACATTGCGTCTGCTGTTGTTGATAGTGCTGATATTGGCACTAACGCTAATTCTTTGCTTGCGTCCTACGATGCGGCGCTTCGCTCAGTCAATCAAGAATTGCAGACCCTGCCGCCAGTAGTCACTTTGCCTGCGCCTGACGTATTGGAAGACTGTTGCTCTGCCTTGGTGTCTCAGACGGCTGAGATGCAAAAACAAATTGATGCGCTTAACCTTTTGCCCCCGCCATCGCAAGGCACAGTAACCGCCGTGACGGCCACAGCGCCTGTGGTGTCGTCTGGCGGCACTGCGCCTGACATTAGTATGCCTGCGGCCACCACATCAGTAAGCGGCTACCTGACTTCAACCGATTGGAATACCTTTAACAATAAAGGCTCTGGCTCTGTCACTAGCGCGTCTGTCGTGTCGGCTAACGGTTTTGCTGGTACTGTGGCTACGGCAACCACTACGCCAGCAATTACGCTGACCACCACAATTACTGGTGTTCTTAAAGGCAACGGCACGGCAATTTCTGCCGCCGTGGCTAATACAGACTATATGGGTGTTGGCGCACCAGTTACTAAGACCGCTGACTTTACTGTCGCCAATGGTGAAATTTGGTTCATTAACAACAAATCTGGTTCAACTTGCACAGTAACTTTGCCTGCGGCGTCATCTTGGTCTGGCCGCACTTTGGTTTTTAAAAACTTGCAAGCGCAAACCTTGGTGTCTGCATCAAGCAACGTTGTGCCTATTGACAGCACGACGGCTGGCACCGCAATCCTCTTGGCAGTTGTAGGAAATTGGGCGACAATGGTGTCTGACAGCACCAATTGGGTCATTATGCAACAGGCCGCTAACAACAACCTGCTTTTGGAGTAAAACCATGACCGTATCAGTAAAAGTCCTTGTAGCCGCAAAGTTTGCCGAAAGCTCGCAAACAACCCAGTACACCGCAACTGGCGTCACGGCCATCATCGACAAGTTCACCGCAACTAACATTACTGCCACGGCAGCAACGATCAGCGTGAACTTGGTTACCTCGGCTGGGTCTTCTGGTAATACCAATCTGATTACCAAGACCAAAACCCTGCAAGCGTCTGAGGTCTACACTTTCCCTGAACTGGTGGGCCAAGTGCTTGGGGCTGGCGACTTTATCAGTACCATTGCTGGCACTGCCAGCGCAATTAACATCCGCGTTTCTGGGCGTGAGGTGACTTGATGCAAATCACTTACGGCAAAGGGCTTGATGTTGCGCCAGCAGTTTCAATGATTGACAAGGTTGAGGCTTTGCAAGCAGAACTTTTAAAACTTCCGCAATACGAGCCAATTACCAAACATACGTTTCATGGCGGGATGTATTGCCGAGAAGTATTTCGTGAGGCTGGTATTTTAATTGTGGGCAAGGTTCATAAAAAAGAGCATTTTTATCTTGTTGCTGGTGGCACTGTGGCGATTACAACTGATGAAGGTGTGCAGTTTGTAACAGGGCCGCATTTACTATGCAGCAAGCCTGGCACCAAACGGGCGGTTTACGCTGAAACAGACGCATTGTGTATGACGTTTCATTGCGTAGAATCAACCAATGTAGAAGATGCGGAAGCTGAATTAGTAGAAGACGCCCCCGAATCCATGTTTGGCGTTGGAAATCAAATCAAAGTGAAGGAATTAACATGACATTCTTATTTGCTGCAGGCGGCGCTGCTTTGGGGATGGCTGGCGTTGGCGGCTTAACTTTAGCTTCTGGTGCAGGGCTTGGTCTTGGGTTAGGTTCTGCGCTTAACGCATCTAGAGCTTCTGGACAAGCCGCAAGCACACAAGCGGCTGCTGCTGACCGTGCGGCTGCGCTTCAAAAAGAAATGTTTGACCAGCAGATGGCGGGGCAAGAGCCATTTCGCCAAGCGGGTCTAACAGGTCAAAACCGTTTAATGGAGTTGCTAGGCCTTGGTGGCAACGCTGGCGCTGCTGGGTATGGCAAGTACGGTAGAGACTTTGGCATGGCCGATTACCAAGCAGACCCAGGCTACGCATTCCGTTTGGGTGAAGGTCAAAAAGCACTTGATCGTCAAGCCGCTGCAAGGGGCGGTCTTATCTCCGGGGGGGCTTTAAAGGCTGCAACTCGCTACGGCCAAGACATGGGGTCGCAAGAGTACCAGAACGCCTTTAACCGCTACCAGACAAATCGTTCAAATCAATTTCAACCTTTGGGCAACTTAATGTCTATGGGGCAGTCTGCGGCGTCTAATCAAGGCTCGGCTGCTGGAGCGTATGGAACCAATGCTGGGCAAGCGTACATGGCTGGTGGGCAAGCAACTGCCGCAGGCCAACTAGGCGCTGCAAACAGCTTGGCAAGCGGACTGCAAGGCACTTTAAGCGCATACCAAAACCAGCAAAACTTTACTGATTTCTTAAACCGTCAACCAAACTATGGCGCTCAAACTAGCTATAACACTCAGTATTTGCCGCCTCAGTATTACAGTTCTATGCCCGCAGGAGTACGCTCATAATGGCTGATCTAAACGCACTTATTGCTCAAGGCTACCAGTTCCAGCCGCCGCCAGACCCGTTTGTTCAATACGGAAGAATGCAGCAGTTGCAGCAAGGTGAACAAGCAAATCAATTGGCAAAATACCAATTTGAAGCTGCTAAACGTGCTGATGTTCAAGCCAATGCGCTTAATCAAGCCTATGGAAATGCGATAAATCCAAACACAGGTGAAATTGATTACGCACAAGTTCGTAGATCATTGGCGACTGGTGGCGCCGGTTCGCAAATTCCTGCGTTAGAAAAAGCACGCTTGGAACAAGAAAACGCAGCCCTTACAAAACAAAAGTTAACCGGTGAAATAACAGCCCAAGCACCAGCATTGGCACTTAAAAATATAGAATTGTTTAATTCTGCAATGGATGAATCAAAAAAAAGATTGAACTCAATTGATCCTAACAGCCTTGATGCCGGTAATCAACTTATGGCATGGCATAAAAGCAACCATGCGCCTGGGGTTTTGGGCGATACGCTTCGCCAACAAGGTTCTACGGCAGAGCAAACAATTGGAGATATTCAAGCTGCAATTGCAGGAGGCCCAAAAGCAATTGCTCAATTCATAGATCGTTCTATGGTTGGGCAAGCAGAATTTGCTAAAAAAATGGCGCCAATTCCAGAAAAAACGACTGATGGAAGAACTGAGTTTTTTGTAGATAAAAACCCATTAAGCCCTACGTTTGGCATGAAGATTGGCGGCGCAGGCGTTGTTAAACAAACAACGCCAGGTGAACAATTAACGGCAAGCACTGCTGCTTCCCGCCTTGCATTTGACCGAGAAAAATTAGCTTACGAAAGAGCTAACCCTGGTTATGAACTTAAAGAAATTTTACAACCTGATAATACAACTCAAGTTGTTGCTGTAAATAAAAAGACATTGCAAG